CAACCACCAATTATTTCCATGATTATAAAAATTTCATGAAAACTGTGGATGATTCTGACACTAATATAAATAACAAATTATACAAAATGGATGATAATATTTTAACAAATGTGAATGAATTAGATTCACTGAACACTTGTTTAAAAAATAAAAACAAATTTTATTCATCTATGTGTATGTCACACTCTTTAAATATTATGTCAAAAGAAATAAACACAGATTTCACAGATGTATATGATTTATTTATAGAAGAATGGATAGATAATTATGAATCAACCTTTTATTCATCTAAAAAAGGGTATGATTATGAATTAAACAAAGGAGTAGTCATGAATAACACTCAATCTTATCTTGTAAAACTTAGAAATTCAGGTATTTGTTCCAAAATAAACCCAATAGTTTTTCTGCAAAATATCTTAAATGAATTAAGAAAAAATAATAAGACAAATTGTTTTAATAGGAGAATCAACCTGAATTGCAGAGAAATAGTCAAATTCATGGGAATAGGAAAAAAAGTTCAAACAGAAGATTCCAGAGAAATTTATATTACTAATACGTATACTAAAGCATGCCTTTATGTTATTCAATTGTTTTTTAAAATTATAAACAAAAGAACTAAAAGAGAAACAGTTGTGGAATCATCTACATTAAAATATAATTTAATTTCAGCACAATCTCAAGCTTCAAAGAAAAACCTTTCAAAAGAAGATTTCTTGCTGATATTGAATGGTGATATGGGTTCTTATTCAAATCAGGATTTAAAAGAAAAATTTGTCTGTTTAATTCATTTGATGTTTGAGAAAAAATTTATCACAAAAAAAGTTAAAAATTTGTTATTAGAAGTCATGGAATATTTAAAGGAATTTTATATAATTGTACCTGAGACTTTGTATACAACAAAAGAAAATACTATCAATGAAAACTCTTTAATAAAAATATTAGAAATGAAAAACATAAATAGAATTAAAATATCACCAAAGAAAGGAAATATGAGATATATTGATAATTATGTTTATTATATAAAAATGTCATATGGATGGCCGCAAGGATTGTTTCATAATATTTCTTCATTTGTACATGAATTAGATCAAATATATATGAAAGAATGTTTTAAATTTTATATGAAAGAAAAATATAATTATAATGTTCCTTTTCATTACCAAGTTGTACATTCTGATGATAAAAATGAAATTATTTGTCTTCCAAAAAAAATAAAAAAAAGTGAAATTGAATTTATTAAATTAAATGAAGGAAGAAATAAAATTGAATAAATAAAAATAAGATAAGAAAAAATTAAAGTGAATGGTTAAATTTAAGCAAAATAAGTACTAAGGTAGATAAAAAGAAATAAGAATACACAGTT